GTTCCACTATGCGTTAGATTCCAGTGAGCATTAGAACTACCCGTACTTCCAGTAGTAGCACCACCTGTGACCCTATACTCTACACCACCTATGCTTGTGGTTGAGGAAGTTGTGTGAGCAGTAATGTATAAAGGTACGTTTGGCCATACATTATTAATTGTCCATGTTCCAGTTGTATCTTTTGCACCTTTATTTGTTACAGTATTATGCATCGATACCCAGTCTGTCCAGGATGTACCATCCTTTTGTCTAAAGAATACTCTACTTTTGCTGTCTGTTTTATATGCTATTTGTGCCCTTACATCAGAATCTGAATGACTCTGTATAGTCTGTATCAGCCACCAGACACCAGAGTAAGGTGTATTAGAATGATCAGTTAAAATGACACCTACATCTGCTAAGTCAGGATCACCAGTTGTTCCATAACTTGAATCAGATAAGCCTAATAGTCTATCACTCTCTATCCCATCTATTTTATCTGCATCAACTCCTGACCCTGACCCATCAACAGTCAGTAGTTTAGAGAGCACATCACTTGCTGAATAACCTATATCATCAGCATTAACTCCATGCGGGTTATCTGTATTAACCCTATGAGCATTATTAAGGTCTATATCATCCAAAGCATCACTAAGGGAATTAGCATCAGCCTCAGCAGAATCAGCAGCAGCCTGTGCAGTTGCTGCATCTATGGCTGCTTGTTCAAGCAACTCATTAGCTGTCTCTATGGTTCCAAGTACATTCTGATACTGACCATACGTTACGGCATCTCCCTCTTCCTCTCCATCAGCCAGGTTGATAAGCTTTCTGTTACCTGCATTGTTATCTTGTTTCCAGTAGAACCCAGCTTCTCTAAAGCCATCAGCTAATTGTTGTATCTGGTATAGAGCTTTCAAGAATGATTTATTAAGACTATCTTTACCAAAGTCATTTCCTCTTTGAAAGGTAGAGTAAGTATTTTCAAAATCTACTTCTCTCCTTATCCTGACATAGTAATCACTGGTAGGTGCAGTATCAAATATAACCATGTCACTATCTATTGTATAATCCACTCCAAGGGTAAGAACTGTCTCTTCCCTTGTCTCTACATCTATTAACTCAACTACAATATCCTCTTCTTCAAAGTAGCCTCCCTCAGCTACAATAGAATACATAAGGGTTGAGCCATTACCTTGTGTCTGACTAAATGTTAATGACATATACCTCCTTTAAGTCAGAGGGAAGCGAGAGCCTCCCTCATTTAATTATGTTAATTCCATCTCAACTCTAATGGTTAAGATATATCCAGTCTCTGTTATATAGGTCTACAATTTAAGACCCACCGCCTTTTCTAACTGCCCTACTGTTACTGCATCACTTGGGTCTACCCCATCTTTAAGGTTAGTAATCTTTCTTGAACCTGCATTTAAGTCAGACTTTAAGTAATAGTCATCAGGTAAGAAACCATCAGCTACTTGCTGTACTTGATATAAAGCTTGCTTAAATGAGTTGTTCAAATTATCTCTACCAAAATCATTACCTCTCTGAAAATCAGAGTAAGTTGAATTATTAGTTACTTCACGTCTTATTCTTACAAAGACATCATCAGTAGGCGCAATATCAAAGATTACCGTATCTGAGGAAATCTCATAAGTATCGCTGTTCTGTTCAGTAACTACTCCTGTCTCTGTATCTATAAACTCTACTACTATATCATCCTCAGAAAAGTAACCTCCTTGCAAGGTAATAGGATATGATACATTGACCCCATTACCTTGTGTAGATGAAAAAGTTAATGACATAAATCTCCTTTCTTATTTAGTCTAAAGCACCAGAAGCTGCATTAAACGCCTGATTAATCCCAATAGCTTTACCAAAGGGTATAACGCTTTGAATATCTTTAACCATCTTACTTGGATCACCATCACCAGCAAAGATATCAACAACATCCTTAATAACATCTTTAGCGTCACCTACTACTCCTACTACTGGAACAGAGGTAGTATTAAGACCACGATAACCAGACTGACCAGGAGCTGCCATTAAATCATCAGGCATAACTCCAAAGGTTGCAAGCATATCACCAGCAACACCGGCTGATGCAAGCTGACCCATTCTATTAAGAGTACCAAAGATTGATTCACCTGGACTAAAAGCTTTAGCAAGATACTCTTCTTGATCTTTTCTGCCTAAGCTTCTATGCAGTGCTGATATAGAGTATGCAGCATAAGACAGCATAAGAGAGTGCATAGCTATAATAGAAGCAGCTATTCTATCATGTCTTATATCGTGTATAAGCTGCTTACCTAAAGAAGTTATAGAGAAACTTCTAAATTGAGTTATCAGTTGTCCTAACCACTTGTGCATAAACACAGGAGTCTCTCCTATAAAAGGTCTTTGCATATCTCTGGATACTAATCTATGAATACCAGTGATAAGTCTTTCTTGCATCTCTGGTGGCATTTGTCCAAAGTTAAACATTCTAATCTCTTTACCTCTATCCATAGTGGTCTTTGGGTTAGCTTGCATCCAAGCTTTAAGCTCATCCATGAACCCACCATGCCATCCTGCATCTTTGATATTAGATTCACTCAACCCCTTACCAAGATCATCAGCCCATTTCTTAATCTGGATACCAAGTGATCTAACAGCTAACTTCTCACCTGAACCCTGAACTGTTCTGAATGCAGATAGAACTTCTTGAACTCGCTTACCTTGTGCAAGCATGTTATCTATCTTACCACCTAAGCTATTATAAATTGCAGACTCTTCTATATTATCAATCCTTAAGTATCCAGGATACATTACATAGTCTTCACCTACATAGTATAACATATCTTCAAGCTCATCCAAGTCAGCTCTTTTGAACTTACCTGCATAAGTACCACCTTCTCTAAGGCTCTTACTTCCTAATACACCTAAGTCAGGGCAAGCCTCCATAACAGTCTTTAATCCTCTTTGTCCTGTGATACGGGCTAACTCTGGTATAGTTGAGATACCCATTGTCTGTAGTCTCAAGAATGCAGTAGCATCTCTCAATCTACTTAGGTTCTTTATAAAAGCTGAGTTAGGATCAGTATTGATAGAGCGTCCATAGATAAGGTTAATACCATCCTCAAGTATTTGTACTTCTTTATTTGTAGCTGTTACATCCATACCTAAGTTTAATGCATCTTTCTTAACTTCTCTAAGAAATTCCATAGCCTCATTTCTTGATTTAAAACCTAACCTACCCATTGCCGAAGCACCAGCAGCTTCTCTGGTATATGCTTCAAGTAGTTTAGGTAAATCAGATTCTATAAGGTCAACCATCTTTAAACCATCCAGCTCAGTTGTCAGGTCAGGTTCAAAAGACTTCTTAGCTCTATTAGACATATGTTTTGATAGGTTCTCTTCTGCTGATTCTTCCAGGAATTCATCAATAACATCCTTTGGCACATTAGCTGACTCTAAGCTTTTTCTAATCTTATCAACATCTTTACTTGTAATAGTCGGTGCATAGTTTGACATACCTAATGTATGATCTAATGACCTTGCTACATAACCTCTGGCTATATAGTCAGAAGTTTTCTTATCTAAATTGTAACGACCACGTTGATAAGCATCAGATAATAAGTCTATTACTTTCTCCTTACCGTGTTGGAATACAGCATGTTTGATAAGATGCTCATCAACTATAGTTGAAACATAGTTCTTATCAAGATCGAGATTTTCAAAGCCAGCTTCTCCGGCAGCTTTACGGGCAGCACCAGCAGCTCTGAATTGATCTCTTACACCCTGAGCAGCTTGTTTAATACCTTCATCACTGAACGTCCCAGGATACTTAGTCTCTAAGATAACCTTCTTATAAAAGCTCTCAGTGTTCTGAGGTTTCATAATCATATCTAAACGACTGATACCTTGGTTTTTTCTCCATACTTCCATCCCATCTTTAAGCCTACCTCTCATGGCAGTTCTAAACTTCTTACCATACAAGTCAGACATCAGAGCAGCCGTTCCATTTGGATTAGATGATCCACCTTGGGGTGCTTCAAAGAGATGATAAGATAAACCTCTTACAACTAAGTTCTCTGAATTAGATAGTCTGTTCTGAATACTACTTAATTTCTCAGTAAACTTAGGAAGCAAACGCCAACCTCTTAAATCTTTTGGTACATTATACCCATCCTGGACTAAGCTTGCTATCTTATTAGCATACTTCTTATCTATGTCATAGATACGTCTTAGCTGTCTCTTATCACCAGCAGCAGCAGCACCTACTGAACCAGGCTTTCCTTTCTCAATAGCCTCAACGGTACTAAGCTCTACCTCTGAGCCTAATTCAATATCTGCTGTTTCATAGATATCTGTAGTCTCATTAATATCTCTTAGCTGATTAAGATGACGTTGAAGCTTACCACTTTTAGTTGGTAATCCCTCTTTAAAGATGCTTCTTGCTTTTTGTTCTTCTGTCATCATGTTCCACATCTTTAATTCTTTACCAGCTTTCCTTGATTTAAAAGCAGTTTCAAGATCAGCTTTATTCTTAAGCATCTCTCTGGTAAGTCTATCTCTTCTTTCCACTGTAGAACGAGCCAGTTTATTCATGCGCTGTCTTAATTTAAATTCAGCAGCATTAACCTTACCTTTAAGTCTTGCCTCTACTTCTGCTAACTCTCTGGCCCTATTAGCTTCAAGCTCTCTTACTTTCTCTTCTGCTTTCCAAAGTTTAGCCTGTTTCTTAGTTGTATCTTTTTTCTCTAAACTCTTTTCTATTTTCTTAATTCTTTCTTGCTCAGCAGATATTTCATCAGCATATTTATTCTTTATCCTCTCTCTTTCAGGGCCAGCTTTCTTAATGAAATCTCTCTGTGCATCTCTTACTTTATTCCTATGAACTTCTACTGAGGCTTGAGCATTTTTTAACTCAGTACCCTCAGCTTCTATCTCTTTTTCCAAAGATTTAATACGGCTCTTCACTTCACCTATCTTTTTATTAGACCAGGCCGATGCAGAATCATAAGCTCTCTTAAGTTCAATACCTTTTGTATTTACCTTTCTTCTAATTAGATTAGAATCAACATCAGTATTTGACCTGGGAAAGTCTTTAGTTAATTCTTTTGCTACAAGGTTTTCAGCATCAGCTCTTACAGCAGCATCAGCTTCATCAGCAAGATCAGCTATGTCAGGTCTACGACTTCTAACTAAAGGTGACAAAGCACCACCTATTAAAGCACCACCAGCAAAAGCTCCTACAGTGTCTAACATGTTAGACTGCGTATTACCTTTAACCAGTAAGGTTTCAATAGCAGCATTCTCAATACCAGATAAAGTAGCAATCCTAAGAGCTTTAGTAATTCCAGTTGCTTTGGTTCCCCAGCTTAAACCACCAGTAGCGATACCAGTAGCGATACCAATAGGATCAAACATAGAGAAAGCTAAGTTAGCCACTATACCTTTAGCTCCGGCATTTGCTATTGCTTGCTGCCTATCCCTATCCTCTTTAATAAAACCTTTCCGTGCTAAGAACTCTGGTTCTGAATCAGCTTTCTCAAGATAATCTAATTCATCATTTGAGTATTGTAAATATAAATCCTCTTTAGCTTCTTTAGTTAAAGTCCAATTTTCATCAGCTTCATACTTAGAAGACCTACGTTCAAACATCCTATTAATAGCAAAAGGTGACATAGCTTCCTGGAAAGCTGCTCCCAGGAAGTCTACGTTCTCTTCACTTTTACTTTGATCAACAAGATATCTAAGGTCAGCAGCTACTGGCTGCTCCCCTAATTCTATGTTATCATAGTAATCCGTCAAATTCCCTCCTTATTAGAATAGAAAGTTTTCACCTACTTTTACATGCTTAGGCGTTCCTCCCTTGCCAGGTACTTTATACCAGCCACCTGCCTTATTAATCTTATCTCTAAAAGCTTTGCTGAACTTATCACTTCTTAGAGAAGAACTAAACTTAACCCAAACCTCTTCACCCCATTTGTACTCTTCTACAACGGGAGCACCAGTCACTGATAAAGCAGCTTTGTTGTAAGCATTTAGTCTTCTCTTTAATAGACCACGATATCTCTGACTACCAGCTTTAGTAAAGTCAAATATCTTTACAAGCCCTTCCATCGTATAGCCTACATCTGCTGCTAACTTAGCTTTCTTATTCATCCTAATAGCACCTTTACCACCATTATAAGATAAGTCAGTCCAGGCGTATTTCTCCTCTTCTGTCATCTCATCCCATTGAACTAATGATTTCTTAGATGCCTCTCGATAGTCTTTTAGTTTATCATTAACAAGAGAGTCTACCTGATTAGAGGTTAAACCTTCCTTTACATTCACAGGAACACCATCTATCACAGGCCAGTTCTCTTTCTTATCTGTCAACCACTTATCAAGTACCTTTACACCGTATCCAATCTCATATTCAGACTGACCTTTCTCTTTCTTTTCTTCAACCGATTTAAACATCATATACTTAGGTTGACCACCTACATTAACTCTACCTTTATTATTAGGATTCTCCTGTGACTTAAGGTATTGTAGATAGTCAGTAGATGCTTGTCCTCGGTTCTTTGTCAGTCCAAGTCTTTCTTCTCTGATGTCTTGAATAGCGATAACTGCATCATCAGCCATACGATCAGAATCACTCCTAATAGTTTCAGGAGACCTGACATCAATCGGTTGAAACATTTCAAGATTAGTCTTTCCTGTTCCAGGGTCTTCAATCTCTGGTAGTTGAAACTCATCCGGTTCGTTGAACTTAATGACCTCTGGGATAACCGGCTGCCTGAGAACCTCTGGTGCTTCTGGTTCTTCTGGTTCAGGTATTTCTTGCTCTGGTAATGCTCCAAGTACACTACTCCTTATATCTTCTGGATCACCTCCTCCTGTTAAAAAGGCTCCAATTGAATCAATTATATTATTTAGCATTCATACTCCTTTTCTTATTTGAATATAAAGCTCTCATCTTAGCTTTCTCCTCTTCAAAGTCTGTAATAACATTCTGTTCATTCACTTCAAAGGAAATGCCACCTAACTTCTCTACCTCATCAGCTATTTTTTCTTGTCTTACCTTATACTGAGCTGCCATGTCTTTCACTTTACTTAAAGGCATAGGCTTGCCAAGATAGATATTAGCATTAGAAGCTTTACTTCTTGCAACTAATTGTATAGTACCTCTCTTAGGGTCAGTGATAGGGAATACATCTTCTTCATCCAACCCAAGTGCTTGAAGCTGTGGCATCCAAGTATCTCTTTGAGACCATACTACACCACGCATCATATCCTCTAACTTAGCACCCTTCTTAGGTAAGTTAGGGTCTAATCCTATAGCTTTGCTCAAATAACCTATTGATCCTTTAAGTCTTAGATGTCCAGCAGTAGTCCACCCTTTCTTAAAATATTCAGTGACAAGATCAATATTAGAATCATCATCAGGTTCAGGAGAAAGTGATACTTGATTTCTAATCTCTTCTTCCAGGTAAGCTGATTGACTATCTTCAAAGTCAGGATTAAATAAGAACTCTAAATTATCTCTTACTTCCTCAACGCCTTTATTAATCCTACTTGCATCTGGGTTGAAAGGGTTATTAAGAAACCCCTGTGCCATTGTCAAAGCTTGAGGATCAGGTATACCTCTGTCTCGGTATGCCATAAAAGCTCTTACAACTTTTGACTCTTTACCACCTAACGAATCAAGATGCTTATACTTTGCCATAGGTGGCATAGCGTTTAAGAGATTAACAGCTTGCTCAGTTGTAGAATCCAAAGTAAGCTCTCCTTTATCACCAACCTTTTGCCTTGCTGCTACATTAGACGTAGCCAGGTTTGATAAAGACTTAACGAAAGGATTAATAACATCATCCTTAGTAACTGCCATATCACACACTTGAGCAATAGCTGATGCTGTCTTCTTCTTTAAGAACTCTCCTTGCTCTTCTTCTGGTATCTCTTTAGCCTCTTCTCTCGCTTGATTAATCAAGTCTTGATAAATAGAGGTGTATCCAGCTTGTCTTTCTTTTGGAACAATAGAGGTTGCATCAGTCTGACTTTGATCAGCAAGTAACGCTTTTATTTGTCTTTGTCTTTCCCTTCCAGCAACAGCCTTTGCGTGATCATTAATGATAGAAGTGATAGAACCTCTCGTTGCAAACTTACCATTAAGTTCTTTATTTCTCCTATCAATCAAACTAAGACCAGCATCTAATGAAAGCTCTCCACTAAGAATCTGTGACTTGTAAGTACTGAACTCAACAGCTAAAGAGACAGCTTCATTACTTAAACTCTCTCCTTGCAACCTTTCATCTAAAGCTTGTAAGGCTCCTGTTCTCTCATATAAAGATGTTTTCCGATCTCCTTTCCACACCTTAGATGCCTCAATAAGAGAAGGAGACTTAGAAGTAAGAATGGCTTTTGTAATAGCTTCATCCTTTTGAAGAGAGGTAAGTTGATTCCCTTTAACTAATCTATCAATAGAAGTGACTGCTGCATCAACAGGTACTTTATGTCCGTTCTCTTTAGCCAGTTTCTCCATATTAAGCAGTGCATCTGTTACGCTATTGATATAAGAAGCTTCTTTTCTTTTAATCTTATCCGCTTCTCTTACTGATGCTACCTGTGGCATAGCTTCACGAAAAGAGATTGGTACTAACTTTTGCATCTCTTGATCTTTTGCATAGCCTTCATAAGTATCAAGCATGTAATTATCAACAGCTCTATACTCATCTTGAATTGCTTTTTCCCACTCTTCATCATCTAAGCCTTGCTTAGCTAATTCATTAAGTCGAGCCTGAACTCCAAGCATTTCACTCTTAAGTGTAACTACTGCATGAGTCCTTATTCCTGCTACGGTTGCTTTATCAGTGGGAGCTGCACCAGCAGCAGCGACACCACTCTGGATTATCTTATCAGCAGCTATTTTCTTATTCATCTTTTTAGTATATTGATCTGCTGCCACACCTGTAAATCCCACCAGAGCATTAACAATGTCAGTACCTGTGCTTCCAGCCTGGAAAGCTGAACGAGGTAAAGCTTGACTCTCTGTCTTTAACCTTCCAGGCATTTGTACTTGCTGTGACGGACCCATCTGAAAAGGATTATTAACCTTTTGTCTTGTTATTGGTTCTGCCATTTAACCTCCTATTTTGCTTTAGCACCCTCTCTTGAAGCTTTTGCTGCTCCTTGAAAAGTACCATATGTAGATTGAAAAGTGCTTAAACCAGACATAGCACCTTGATAGAATGCAGGTGGCGTTATAGTATAGTCAGTTTGTTTAGCAACACCGGACTGGATATTAAGTGCTTGTGTATCTATATTATCAAGTTGTCTTTCTTTTTGAGTTGTTATGTCTCCAAATCTCTGGCCTAAACCAGTCGCTAAATCCTCCATAGCTAAATCTATTGATTGACCATAAGTACCTGTAGCAGCAGATTGCAATTCAACAGAAGACCTTGCTTGCATATACTCTCTTTGTGCTTGCATAGATTGTTTGTATCCTTCTTGAATTACATCAGCTTCCTCTTTACTTAACTCTGTGTATTGCCTTAATGCTTCATCTCTTAGCTGTTCGTTATATTCTTCCTGTGCTTCTTTCTGAGCTTCAGCTTGCATATAAGAAGCACCGGCAGATACAGCAGATACAGCGAGAGATGCAACAAGGGCAGCAGTTGTTCCTATTGCCATTATATACGCTGTCCTCTCCTGTTAAAGTTTCCAGTTAAAGAAAAGTCACGAATAGCTAAAGGTAAATAACTATCTGTTTTGATAGTAAGTTTATATTCTTCTGACCTTTTACGAATAGGTATTCTATGTTGACCTTGAACTAAAGGAGCAAATCCAATTAAGTTTTCAGGTCCACCAAGTGTCCTATTACTATAAGATGACTCTCTTACATTACCATAATTATCTTCTACCTCAGCTACTATATCTCCTGATGTATTATAGTTAACATAGTAAGCACCAACTATAAGCTTATCAAGATTCATAGCCTGTCCATTCCTATCCTTAACGACAGGATTAGTCAAAGTATATTTACATTCATAATAGACACCTGCTATCACTTCACAGGTAGCTTGATCACTTAAATCACCTTCTGACCAAAGCTCTGAACCTACTCTTTCAAAATTAACTAAAGTACCTTTCTCTTCTTCATAACAATCTGTTGACCTAACTAACCTAATATCATCAGTAGAACAGTTAGGTAAAGGATCACTACACTTCCAGGTATCATCATCTTTTGTCATAGTAACTACTGAGGAACGATCCAAACGAACTGGAAAAGTTAATCCAGAAGAATCAGCATCGCCTAAGTCTATAGATTCACACTCAACTGTCATACTATCTCTTTCAATGATTAGCCTTAAAGTATCATCCACAAAAGCCATATAGACTATCTTATCACTTTCAGGGAATAGTATCCTACCCCAAGCACTTTGAGCTTTTTCAGCTCCTTGCCATAACCAATCATAAGTATAAATTATATTATCATTTTCTGCTTTAATGAGCAATAGATTTACATTGGTAGAGGCCACCATAAGAGCAGGGCTTCCTTTTATATACTCTTTAACATGATCGGTTACTGGCCTTGCTCTCTTAGAATCTGTTACTGAATCTGTAAAGTATTCTCTTATACCAGTAAACTGACCATAATTGATTGCAAAGAAGATATTATCTCCCGATGCAACAGGTTTAACTGATAGATCAGTTTCAAAAGTAGTTGTCTTTCTTAATACTGCATTACTTGAAGTCAAGGCTACATCACCTGGCATTAAGAACTGAGAAGTATCAGAGAAGAATACTAAATCACCATCAAAGCCTATAGAAGCTTTAAGATAATTAATCTGAGGTGAGTCAGCATATACACTAATTGGATCAGTCTCTAATGTTGCTTGAACAGTATCTCTAAAGAAATTAAAGAACTCATTAGACCTTGACATAGTAACGGACTCACCAGCAGTAAAGTATAACCTATTCTGCATAAGTCCAGTTGAGTTTATTTTAAGACCTGTGAAGGCTGGTAAGGGATTAGTCCTATCATTACCTACTTCTCTATTTTCCCACTCTCCCTGTCTTAAAGTAAAGGTAGCTACTCCTGCTGTTACGCTCTCTCTTACAAGAACATGAGGCATAGTTGCAGGATTAATACCTACTGAGATATCAGGAGCAGTAGTTTCATTCCAAGTAAGAGTATTACCAGCACTTCCATCAACAGTAGTAGCCTTTAGCCAGAAACTTGCATTCTCTGTCCTATATCCACCAGGTGGAGTAACCTTTATCTTAAAGTCATCTGGTGCTTTATTAGGAAGTAAAGATACTTTTTCAATAGTCTTAAACAAAGCTACTGCATTGGCATTATCTACATCATCATCTACACTTATTGTAAAGTCTCCTCCATCAATCCTTGAGATAAAAAGACAGTTATCATTTAAGATGATAGAAAAGTTAGCAGTTATATCTGTTCCATCCCATTCACCAGAGTCTGCTTGCAATCCACTATTACCCTGCAGACCATCCAATAATTTAGATGCTACAGTAGCTGGATTGACAGAACCTACATGAGCTGGGTCATCTCCATTTAAAGATCGATGCCATGCTACCTCAACTCCATCTATCTCAATAGAGCATGTTTGTGCATAATCTTTAAACTGAATGTACACAATGGCTACGCTCTCTAATGAATCTGTAGTTGTAGAACTCTCTTCCACTACCACATCACGATTAATCAGAAAAGTGTAATCACCTATTGTCATAAGATCAAGGTTAGAAGAAGGATCAGAATTAGCTAAGTAAGTACCAGCACTGTCTTCAACATTAATAGTATGCTTAGTACCATCAGGAGACCAAGCCTGGACAGTACCATCTACTTGAACTTCAATGAAGTATTCTTCTCCATTCTTTTTATAATGATGCCATTTAGATAAAGAGCTCATAGATGCACCGACAAAAGTACCATCCTTTTGAGTACCCTGTCTTGAACTTAACCCTCTTACAATATCTGGTCTGAAATTATCTGACAAGGTACATTGTCCAGGATATCTGTTCTTAGCTGGTTGCTGAGATACACCTTGGATAGGTCTACCTTGATTACTTGTAACATAAGTAATAAGCCACCTCCTTTAATATGTGTTACGTCTCGGGAATACGGATAACCTGTTTGCCATAGAGTTAGGACCACCAGCCCTTGCTATAAAGTTCTGAGCAGTAGGATTATCACGCAAGTAGTTATGCTTTCTATTTCTGGACTCTTCTCTTTGAAGTAAGTTCATAGCATCAATCTCATCTTGCTTCTGAAATTTCCATCTCTTTTCATCAACTTCTAAATCCTGAGCAAACTGTCTTCTTGCTATATACTTAATAGCTGTTTGTGCAATCGGTGGTAAATCATTAAAGTCAATTAGCATAATAAAAGCTAATTGAAGACAAAGAACTCCACCTACAGAGTAATTAGCTAAGTCAGATAAATCGAAGGTATGATTAACCATATCATAAAGTCTACCATCTCTAAGTGCAAGTCTTATGTTTCTGCTTTCACCAGAAGTAATTAAGGATAGAGCATTAGTAGGTGCAACTATCTGACCTGTGTTTGCATCAGGTACTACATTCCAATTATATTCTTTATTAAAGAACCAACCTCTTTGCTGAATCTCTTTTGATATCCTATCTATTGTCCTATTAGCTTGAGCTGCATCTAAGTCTGAATCATTTTCATCAGAGACAGGTGCAAGACCAATACCAGCTAAGCAAGTATTAATTGCATCTAATTTATCTGACACTTTCACCTCCTTAAATAAAAGCCCTCCAACAACCAAATGGTAGAGGGCTATGTATTGATTATAGTCTAACAGTGTTAGACTTGAGTGTTAGCTATAGGTTTTAGTAGCTTTGGCTTTGCCTTTAGCTTTAGTAGTAACATTACTGTCAGCAGTATCAGAATTAGAAACAACTACAGCACAGTTATCATATCTACCAGTAGTAGCACCTTCTGACAACCAAGAGTCGATGAAGTAGCCTTTAGTCTTTTGGTCAAAGAAAATATCTGTAGACAGAGCGATTGTACGACCACAAAGCAAAGCGTCCTGCTGATAGATAATGGCATTAGCTGCTTTCATATCATCAGTTACATCATACCTATTTCCATTATTTGCATTTGAAAGGAGAGAATGATCCAGCCCATCATGCGGGTTGATTTTCATTTGAGTAAACTCAACAGAACCCTGAACAGGGAGACCCCAACCTTTAAGTCTACCAGAGAGGTTAGCATCAAACATAGTACCAGTAGCTTCATTAGAACCACCTTCTGTCTGAGCGATAAAGCCATAGTCAACCAGAAGGCCGAACTCAGCGATAGGTACAAGAACTTTCAGACCAGCGATAGGTACTCTCTGAGTAACTAAACCCATAAGAGAGATCTCAATAGCAGATACAAGCTGATAAGGATCTTGAGCCTGAGAGTCATCATCTTTCAATCCAACTTCAATGGCTACACCCTGACCAGTAACACGGGAGATGCCACCAGTAATAGTGTTAGCATAGGGATCATAGACTCCACCAGTAAGACCAGTAGCCAGAAGCTGCTGAACTACCATCTGGTCTTCCATAGTCTTAATCTTACCAGTCTGATTAGTTGCAAGTTTAGTCATAACATCAAAGTCATTCTGAATATCATGAAGGGTATGTACTGTATTACGTCCAAGCACGATAGTATCAACACGTTGTGTTCGGTACAGCTCGTTAGGCTGTACCCGTCCGCTATCGTCATTACGGACTGCTGCATGTTTCCATGCAGACCAGACTATATCTTAACCTGTAAACAGGTTCCCTCTACTTCGTGGCACTTGCCACTACTCCTTGCAAAATAGGATAGTCGTTGAACTTTCTTAAACAGTCACTAAAATTTATCTTGTATATTTCCCTCTACCAACACCTTTTGTTGACTTAAAACCAAACTGTATAGCAGCTTCTTTCCAGCGGTAACCACATTTTATACTGCTAATCATGGACTTTGATATTCCAGTTTCTTTAGCAATGTAATCATGCGGCCAGTTCTCATTTAAGAGTTTGAAGACAAGCTTTTGTTTGTCTCCAAGTTTCGTTGGGTTTCCTTTCATCAAACCAGTATCAACAGCATGCTGACTATTCTCTTTAGCGGTTACCCATTCAAGGTTAATGCTACGATTGTCATACTTGTCACCATTGATATGGTTTATATAGGTTTTATTCTTTGGGTCTGGATTGTTACAAAAGATCTCAGCCACTATGCGATGCACTGATAATTGCTTTCTTTGTCCTTTGTCGTTGTATAAAGTAACCTTTAGGTAGTTGCCTCTTGGTTGAGGCTTAAGGAGTCTGTTCATCTTATAACTCCAAACTTCTCCATCTTTAGTCACTCCGTACTTACTATATCCAAATAATAATTTTAGTTCTTTCATAGTCACCTCCTTATAAATAAGCAGAGTAACTGTTTAAGCTTAGCTGCTGATTACCATATCCTTTCGGACTTAGGCTTCCCAGCAATTCAAAGGGTTGTCATCTAAGCATCACTGCTTAGCGTGGCTATTAGTTAACCAGAGCGTTCTTATTGAACTCAGTATCATTAGTTGCTTCGGGTTCCTGACCAGGAGTAAGAGTCTGTAGGGAAGTCTCACCCATGTACTTATCAGAAACAATGTTAGTACCTACTACATCCTGTACGGTAAAACCACTAAGTAGGTTCTCACCTTTAAGGTACTGCTCATGAACTACTCCATTAAACTTCTCGATAAGCAAGGTTGATACATCAGCACCAACAGCAGGATTAACGAGATTGTTATTAGTAGAACCAGACATAAATTAATCTCCTTATATTTATAGTAATTGATTAGTAGTATAGTAAGAGAGAGAGTAGTAGGTACTATCACGTTCTATCACGCTCTATAACTACTAAGCTCTCTATACTCTCTTATTATTCTTATTTATTTCTTACTGTTCAATACTGGTCTCTAATTATTTTGTAAGGATTTCTGCATCTTAAAAGTCCTTTAAGAAGTTATATTCCTTTATCTAAACCAGCTTGTCTCCTTTGATCCCATTCAGCAGGATTCTTTCTATACTCACCATTCTTAAAGGCTTCAAAGTATTCTGCTTGAGTAACAGCAGAACTTGAGTCTGCAACTTTAGAGTTATCTCCGGTTTCAAGATCGAGCTTAACAGGTGCATCAGGCTTTCCAGCAGCTTCATATTGACGCCAAATATCGGCAATCATAAGTTTCTGTACCCGTAGGCTGCCTTTCTCCATAACCTCGTTAAATTCGGCAATCTCTTCCTCTGAGAGGTTCTCCGCTGCAAAGGCATCGAGATCATTCCAGCGATCACCGCCCATCAGTTCAAGTGTTTCATTCCAGGCCGTCTCAGCAGCCTTAGCAGCACTTTCTTGATTCTCCTTGAATTGCTGCATAGTCATCGAATCTTTAGCCTTTAAGCCATCAAGGTATGTATCTACCTGCCATTTCCCAAACGCCTCATTTAGGGCATTTCTGGTCTTCTCAGAGAGTCCTTCTTTGGAATATATCTCTGTTGCAATCTCCTGTGCATCAAATCCTTTCTCCTGTGCAAAGTTCGCCAGGTCAGCCGGTATATTAATATCGACCAGCGCACCATCATACTCTATCCCCTCGACCGTCAAATCCTCCGTATGAGGAGGAACAGAGGGTTCCCCAGGTGCTACATCATCTTTGATCTCAATCTTCTCAGAATCGGCCTTCTCGCTCGTTTCAGAGGGTATATCAGAGGGTGTATCAGTTGATACCTCTGTAGGATTTTCTTGCGTTACTGTCTCTTCTTTAACCTCTGGTGTTTCAATAGGTTCATTCATTACTATCCTCCTTGCATTGCTTGATTAATAACATCAGGACCAGCTTTCTCAGCAGCACCAGCCATTGCTTGAGCTGCAAGTTGTTCTTGCTGTGCTTGAGCTTGAGCTTGTTGCTTAGCTTGCCATTCTTCATCTGTCATTATCCATGGTAACTTCATACTTAAACCAGCAGCTACTTCTCTGGCATAAACATCCCATTTAGTCCTGGCTTGAACAGGCTCAGGCCAAGTTTGAGGGAGTTGCATCATCTCAGTGAACTGTTTAATTTTATCCAGATCACCTATCTTACCAAGAACAGCCAGTCCTGTCACTATCTGAGGAATTACTTGCTCTTCTGAGAGTGGAAAGTCAACTGCTTTAAGGTACCTATAAGCTAAAGGTGACTGCATAGTCTGAGCTAAGAGAGTATAGACACCACCAAGAGAAGTTTCTAATTCTTGAGCGTCTATCCTTAACTCTACGGTTGTGCATTACGTTACGTTAGTTCGTTAGACTAACTCTATAGGTTTCCCTATAGTTCAGACTATATCTTATCCGCAATGGATCTACTTGTTTCGAGGTTACTTAACCCCTACTCCCTTTCGGGATAGTCGTTACACACTAACATTAACTTAATGTATTAGTAAGCCAAGACCAATTCTTACCTTGCCTAACTGATTTAACAGAAGCTACACTAACTTTCAAACCAAGTCTATCTCTTATTTGTCTTGCTGTTAGTTTAGTGTTTCGTAAAGACCATATAAGTTTTACGTCACGTTCTGTTAATTTAGATACAGGATTAATCTCTCCTTTATTTGTCTTTAATCCTGATGAATAAGCATGTTTAACATTATCTTTAGCTGAACACCATTCTAAATTAGATGCAGTATTATTGTATCTATTACCATCCTTGTGATTTACTTGTGGTAAATTATCAGGATTAGGATTGAAATGTTCGGCAACTAATCTGTGTAATGGATAAAACTTATCAAGGTGTATTTTAACATATCTATTATTCTTATTAATAGAAGTACCTTTTAATACATATCCTTTAGTTTCATTCACAACTACACCTAATGTATCAATACTATATTCACATTTTAAATCTTTATTAAGTTTTACTTTTCTGTAGGACATATTAATCTCCTTTAGTTAAAAGTTAGTTATTGCTCGGTATTCCCATTTTAAAGGGTTCACCGAATTAAAGTAGTTTATAGAGGGCCACACTCGACCCTCTCAGCATCTCTTCTTACAGCAGAATTAATTAAGAAAGCCTGTCCTATTCTTCTCTTATATTCATTTAATACTTCATTGACAGGTTTGAAGTCAGCATGTTTCTCAAGTTGTAGTACACCTACATCCTCTACATTCCCATAAATCCATTCACCTGTAGGAGCAGTTGCTACTTCATCAATATCTATAATACTTCCTTGTCTTAAGAAGTATTTAACATCAGCCATAAGAGCCATACCTTTAGCTATAGCTTCTGATAAGAACTCTATAACAAAGAAGTCACCTGCATGGTCCTCTACTAAACCTCTACCATAGTCTTCTCCGTTAGTATGGTTCCACATAAGAGGTAACCAAGGTAAATCTTGCTCTGGTATCTCTTGCCAGGACTTAATCTGAACACCTAAAGCTGATTGTGTTACTCCAAATTTATCCTTTTCGATGCGGTAGACCCAAGTATATAAGGATACTTCCTCATCTTTCTTACATACTGTATCCCCTTTAATACTTTTAAGTTGATCTTGTATCTCATTAGAGAGTCCAGAGAAAGCTTTTCTTTCATGAATGACAAGTTCTACTAATTTACCAGAAGTATCTCTTCTCATGCAGTATCTATCAAGCTTAATAGCCTGTAAATTACCTTCATTAGGTAGATGCATTAATACATTACCAGCTATTAATAGATTCTTAGCAGCATCTACATAAGCAACTCTGGCAGCTATCTTATTCTGATATGTTTCGCATCTTTTCTCAGCTTCTACTAATAACTCTGATAAGTCTGTTGGATCATAACCTGACTCAACAAGCTTAGCCTGTACTTCTTGTTCAAACTCTAATTTAAAGAATGATCTTTGAACAGGGAATAAGGTAGTAGTTATTTTGTTTGCAAGATGGTTAACAGCTTGAGCTCCTATTCCCTGAAACCCATGCTGATTAGCATTAACTCCTCGATTATTATTGTCATGGTCAGGTAAGATATAAGGTAACGTGAATTTGCTATACTCTCTTGCTCTATCCAGGTACTGGTTCCTGGTAGATTGAAGGGCAGTATACCGCCCTTCGAGATCAACAGCAGCTCCAACGCCCTGCTTAACCTTCCTTAACAGGGTCTCAGGCATATTAGACGCTCAATCCTGAGCCAGTGCTACCAGTAGATGCACCACCTGAGGGCTTGATTAAAGCTCTCTTTCCTTGAGTTCTAAGATCACCTGGTTGCTCTTCTTCACCACCAAGTACAATATCTTCTTCTTCTGTGTCAACTGTTCTTTCCGGTCTTTGTGCCGGGGTCTTTGCTTTCGGTGCAGACATACCCATTCTTTAATCTCCTTTACAGTTTTAAATTAAAATTATAACCACCTATTTTAAATCCAAGTGATTCATACATTGCTCTTGCTGGTTTATCATTATCTATTCCAGAATGGGCTCCGCAGTGGATACTTTTACATCCACTAACTTTGCACCATTTAATAAAAGCTTTGATAAGAGACTTACCAATGGATT